GTCGAGGTATAAGACCCTGCCGGACGCCACGCGCGGCGATTGGATGCGAGCGGTCAAAAAGGCCGACAGTATCGACACGGCCAGGAAGATCGTACGCGCGATCGTGGACGATCCTGAGACGACGTTGTGCGTCAAGGCGTTCTATAAGGGCTTGAAGGCTCACGGCGGCGGCAAGGGCAAGCCGCAAGGCAAGGCGACGTTCCTTACGCGGCAAGAGGCCCCGTTCAATGTGTATGTCGTGAGGCTGTTGGCTGATGGGAGGGAGCATCACGTACTTATCACGTACCCGACACACCGATGCTACGAGAACGGGGTAGTGGAACCTATCCCCTGGACGGCGGAAAAGCTGATGGACGCGATGCAGCGGACCCTGCGTGAAGTCCGGGCGTCGTATGGCGGTGACTGGTGGTTGGAGATCAAAGAACCGAAGCCGGACCCTGCCCCTGAGATTGGCAAACGTGCTCTCAGTGGACGGCAGGTATCGGCGGCACTGGCCGACAAGCTCCAGGCCCCGGCAGAGGAAGCCCCGGACGGGCGCAAGGTCCAAGACATGATCGAGCGCATGAAGGCGGCAGACGCACGGAGCGTCAAGGGAAGCACGGAGAGCCTCTTTAAGCCCCAAGAGCCCGAAACCGGCCCCGGTGTGCCTCTGGGGGGTGATAAGCCCGCTCAAGTGAAGCCAGAGCCCTTGCCGACCGCAATAGAGGCGGGCCGTGATATGGTGGAACGAATCAAGACGGAAGATCGACCGAAAGGCAAGTTGCCCGAGAAGGTGAGCGGCTATCCGTTCGACCCGGAACACGATGAAGAATTGCAGGGGGATTTATGAAGTGGGTAAGGATTGTGGTGGAAGTGGTGGGGTGGGCGGCTCTTGGTGTTGCGTGGGCGGGAATAATAGTGTGGTTGGTGACGAAGAATTGAAAGGTGATTTATGAGAGCGGGATACCGGGCGTTTCCGATAGCTGAGTTGGGGTTAGGAAGGCGAGAGACGAAAGAACCATACAGTCTCATTCTTATTTTGCCTTTCGATGTCATGTTCTTACTGGGGGAGTATCGGACGGTCAGGGAGTGGGAGAGGGCCGCGAGAAAGGTCCGTCGAGTGTTGAAGGAGTCGAATCTGTTTGCGGGCCAAGGGGTGGAGCGACTGAAAGAAGCCCTGACCGCCACGCTTGAGGATGTTTACGGGGTTGCCGTCGAAGCGTTGCGAGAGTTGGCGGTGGAAGAACAAGAGGTTCGGCGGTCTGAGGAAATGAACGTGTTGGATCGGATTTGGAAAGGTGAGTTATGAAGATGTGGAAATTACTCCTTCTGGTGTGGGCGATTTTGACGGTGTGGATTGTTCTGGTGGTTTGGTGGGTTCTGAACGTCGTAGGGGTGGTTCTGTGAAGCTGCACGTAGAGACGTGGGAATGTTTGGTCCTGCCTCTGTGCGCCGTGTTGAATGCGGCGGCTCTGGTGGGGCTGGTGTGGTCTGTAATGAGGACTGGATAATGAGACGAGAGAATCAAGGACCGTTTCGGGACGTGGATTTTAGCGTGCTTGCCACGACGCGATACAATCGCCCCGGCGAAGGAAGCTGGCTTCTCATGCTGGAGTGCGGGCACGAAATCAGGCGAAAGACTTCCTATCCTATGCCCAGGCGGGCGCATTGCCGAGAGTGTGGGCAGATCGAACGAAACCGAAACGGCGGCGAGGTTCAGTGATGAAGCAACATGAAATCCATCTTGAGTGTGACGACATGGATGAATTCATCGAGAAGCTGGCTGTGTTGGTCCCCCCGGAAATCTACGCCGAGCGGGATAGGACTATCGGCAGGCTCTATCTGGCCTTGGACCGCCTGTACGATCTTGTGGTAGGTGTGAAGGTGCCGTCTCACAAGTCGGATCAGATATTGGCGGAGGTGAAGGAGGTTTTGGCGCACCCCGTGGTTGAAGCGGCGAAAAGGAGTGTTGGCGGTGAATGAGAAATGCTGTGGGACGTGCCGATGGTGGGAGCCCCGCGAAGATCACGAGACGCGCGGCGAGTGTATGTGGCATTTCAGTCACCCTCTGCCGGATGCCGTGAGCTATAACCAGAGCTACATGCAGGCCAGTGAGGGGATTGGCTGTAGATGTTGGGAGTTGAGGACATGACAGAGTACGAACACGACAAGCTGCGGTCACAGCCGGATCAGCCGGTGAGCGGTCAGGACATCGACGTGTGGGGCGGCGTGGACACAAACCCGTCCGCGATGCCCACGCCCAACGGTCCCGAGCCTTGCGTGCGCAAGATCAACGGACGATGCACATGCCTGCCCGGTTACGAGCGGTGCCTGTGGTTTTTGGATGGATAACGAAAGTAAAGAGGGCCGTGAACGGCCCGGAAAGGTTTGATGATGGTACGAGAGAGTTTTCAGAATGGTGAGGCGCACGCGCGGGTATCGGACCCGTCAACGAGCCATGCGGCGGCGAATTCGATGCGTGGTCAGTCTGCGACCGAGTTGGAATTGTTGGTGTTGAACAAGCTGCGCCGGATGGGCGACGCGACATCGGAAGAAGTCGCCGACAGCATCGGTATCTCGCTGCAATCCATCAGTCCCCGGTTCGCGCCGTTGGCCCGCAAGGGCTTGATCGAAAAGACCGGCGAGACGCGGGAAGGCAGTAGTGGACGCAATCGGCAAGTGTGGCGAGTGACGTGAGCGCATAAAAAAACCGGCCCCAAGGTGTGAACCAAGGGGCCGGTTTCGTAGAGAGGAAAAGCGTTATTTTTCCTGTTCCATCAGGACGCTTGCGTATTTGCGAGCCAGTCTCAAATGCCGGATCAGATGTCGCCAGTTAATCGTGCGGGCGGTTGCTCCTGCGTCGTGGGCGGCAAGATAGCGAAGGGACGCATCATCATACAGTTGTTGGATTGTGTCTTTGATGTCCTCAGTCGAGTTGAAGTATAACTTTATCTTCCTCATGCCGGACGCTCCTTACAGAAGCCCCGACCAGTCGGCGATGAACGCGGCGACTTCGGCGGCTTCGGATGTTGGGTCTGTGGTGGCTTCAAGTTGGGCCTGGACGTTCGAGCAGACGGTGAACGATTCCCCAAAGAGAAGGACTTTATCCGTCCGCTCGGAAACCAGATTGAAGCCTCCGACGATAGCTGATGGTTCAATGCGGGTTTTCATAGTGCTTTTCCTTTCTCAGTCTGTTTCGAGCAGCTTCAAAGCCCCGTTGTACCCATTGACCACACCGGCATAGAATTTCGCCTGTCGGTCAGCGGCTTGGATAGAGCGTTCGATATTGTGGAGGGACTTCCCGGCCTTGTCGAGTTCCCCGTATTTCACTTGGAGAGTGTGAGAGGTCCTGAGACATTCACACAAGGCTTTCTCGGCTTCGGTCCTTGCGCGTTCGAGACGATACTTGTATTCGCGGACCTCGATATTGGCCGATAGATTGTTGCGAGTGAGATTTGTAAGGCTCATAGTGCTTTTCCTTTCATTTCGTGCGACGCCCCGCAAAGGGGGCAGGATGGAGGTAGACGCGGCAAGGACTGTTGAAGTTATGGCACAGGCTCATACAGTCTTGCCCAATGACCTGTTGGGCCTTTTCGAGAGAATCAACGGTGTATCTTGACCCACACCCATTTGGTGCAAGGGAATCAATCTGATACTCGCCGTCAACACGTCCCGTCAGCCCGTAATCGATACGTGGATTTGCTGGTGTTTTTCCCATACGCTTTTCCTTTCTGGACTTGTCAAATAAACACGCTTCACACCCCTATAGTACGCCCCCGGGTAGGCACCGTGCATAAGGAAGAACCGCAATTCGCACTAAGCATACGGATACTCTCTGAGAACCACTTGTCCCCCCCGTGCGTACAGGGCTGTAGGACCTATGAGTGACGAAAAGACAAAACACGCTGGCGGTAGACCCCGCAAGTACGAATCGCCCGAGCAGATGCAGGCGGCGATAGACGAGTATTTCACTACGGACACGCAGCCCACCGTCACAGGCTTGGCTATCGCACTGGGCTTTACTTCCCGCAATGCCCTGTATGTCTATGAAGGCTACTCCGAAGAGTATTTTGGCACCCTCAAAGTGGCACGCCTGAGAGTAGAGCATGAGTACGAAAAGGCATTGCGAGTCAAGGGTATTCACGCCGCCGGTCCTATCTTCGCCTTGAAGAACCTGGGCTGGAAGGACACGCAAACCGTCTCCGTCGAGCAGCTTCCCCCGATCACGGTAACGATTATGAGGGCGGAGGATGGACTTAAAGCCATTCAACCCAATGATGAGCATTAAGCAGGGACTCGCTTGGGATACGATCAATCGGCCCGACGTGAAGGAAATGCTCTATGGGGGGGCCAAGGGCGGGGCGAAGTCGGTTTTTCTGTGCCTGTGGATGTTCCTGTCCGCTTGGGAGATTGCCCGCCGGTATGTGCCTGAGCCCCTGACCAATCCAATCCCCGTAGGCTGGTTGGGCAGGAAGGTTGCCAAGCACTTCGAGGATACGACCTTAGAGACGTGGAAGCGGTTCATTCCGGAGGGGTACTATCGCACCGTGGATCGACCGCCAGACATCATCATTGGGGATCGCGTCAAGATCGTTACGGGCGGGCTGGACAGCAGCCAGACGATGCAGAAGTTCAACTCAGCGGAATTTGCCTTGATTGGGGTGGATCAGGCAGAGGAAACGAGTATGGACGATGTAGGCGTTCTGAGGGCGACAAGACGACTGGTCATCAACGGTCATCATATCCCGGCCAAGATCGTCTATACGGCCAATCCCGCCAATTGCTGGCTCAAAGACTATTTCATCAACTCGACCGGGCCGGGCCGGGTATTCCTGCCTGCCCTGTACAAAGACAATCCCTGGCTACCGCCTGACTACATGCGAACGCTCGAAGAGTCTTTCGCCCACCGCCCCGACCTGTTGAGAGCGTACCGCGATGGCGACTGGACGGATCTGTCCGCCGTCGATCAGGTCATACTCGAATCGTGGATCACGGCAGCCCGGACGCGCATCGGGCACCAGTGCATGATACGAAGGCTGGTCACTGTCGATCCGGCCTACTTCGGGGATGATCGTTGCGTGATATTGGCCCTGGAGAATACCCGGATTATCGGGGTGGATGTCCTGCCTCAGTCAAGCTCCAAAGACATCGCCTTTCATTGCTATGCGATGGCCCTGGAGGTAGGTAGTGGAACGCCTGTGCCTATCGTAGTCGAGCAGGTGGGGGCTGACGACGTGAGCGGACGGCTCAGGGAACTGGGGGCGAACGTCATCGTCTACAACCCGGCAGAGGCCAGCAGTAACCAGGACAAATACTTCAACAAGCGTGCGGAGGTCTGGTCTACCGTCGCCAAGTGGATGCAGCAAGGGTATTGGGACGCCTCCCGGGGCCTGATGTTCCAGTTGCCTGAGTCAGACGACAGGTACGAGTCAGACGCCACTGAATCGGCCTTGTGGCAGGCGTGGCAGAGCGTCCGCAAAGAATTGACGTGGCCCAAGTACAAGTTCCGAGGGCAAAGGGTACTGATTCAGGCCAAAGAGGACATCAAGGCCGAACATGAGGGCAAGAGCCCCGACTTCGCCGACGCCTACGTGAACGGAGTCTACCACCTGCCCTACGTCGAGACGGTGCAAATCAAAGAGCGTGAGCGGCCCCGACGATACGAGGATCGCAGCGAGCGCATGAGGAAGAAAAGTCTATGAAGGCCAAACGAGAGAAACTACCCGAAGAGCGCAGCGAGGCATTGCTGGAGCGCGTCAGGCTCTATCAGGACATCGGCGAGAGCGGCAATACCGACCTACTCGCCCGCATTGAGAAGGCGGAGGAAATGACCCTGCGCGACCAGTGGGACCCGGATTTCCGGGCGGAAATGGAGGATAAGGGCAAGGTCTGCCTGAGCATCCCCCTGATTCAGACGCAAATCAAGCAAGTCACGGGTCATGTAGTCCAAAATCCGAAAGATATCGTCGTACTCAACGAGCGGGGGGGCCTGCGGATTCTGGCGGATGTCCTGTCGGCCCTGATTCACCACACCATGACGGACCAAAACGTCAGTCAGCAGACGATTCAATGGTTCGACCAGGGCGCAACGACCGGATGCAGCTATTTGGGCGTGTTCATCGACTACGACTCGGACCCCTTGAACGGCAACCTGGAGATTCTGCAACTGGACGAAAAGCAAGTGTCGGTCGATCCGACGTGCCAAGTGTACGACCTGAGCAAGCCCAAGATCGGGGCCAAGTTCGTTCAGTGGGAAAGCAATGTAGACCGCGACTACGTTGCTAAGCGTTGGCCGGAAGCCCTGGAGGAGTACGGCATCAAGCCCGAAAAAGGCCGGTGGGGCGAAGGGCTGGTCAATTGGCTGACGGATACGGCTCATAGTATCGCCCGGCTGTTTCGTTCATCGAATGCCAGTGGTCTGTTGGAATTGGATCAGGTCCGCTACCCCGTCCTACATACGTGGTGGATCGAATACGTCAAGGTGACCTACTTCTACGATAACCGCCTGGACGAAATGGACCCTATCGTCTTGACGGACGCCAAGGAGATTGAGGCGGCGACCGATGCGGCAGAGGCTTGGCCGGGCACCTTTACGGTTCGTGAGGCGGTCTGTCCGCAGGTCAATCACACCATCACACTGGGTACGGAAATTCTCCTCGATCATATCGAGGACGAATTCAATGCCTTGCAGACGGGGCAGGCTCTTTTGCCGGTGATACGATTCAGTCCCAACTTCAACAACGGCTATCAGACGGGACTCGCTGAGGTCATGATGGGCCTGCAAGAGTACACCAACTGGTGTTTCTCAGAGGGCGTCAACATTATGAAGAACCAAGCTAATAGCGGCTGGTTCATCGACTCGGACTTGCAGGGCAAGGCGAAGTGGCTGGCGAATCACGGCAACGAGGATAACACGGTCATCAATCGTTCGTGGTTCGGAGGCGAGAAGGATTCCGTTGAGAAGAAAGAGCCTGCGACCATGCCCGATTTCATTCCGATGGCGCAGATGGGTATGGACCTGATTCGGCAGGTAACCAATATCCGAACGGAGGAGCCTGAGAAGGACACGGCCAAGCTGAGCGGTCGTGCGATCCTGGCGAAGCAGCAGGGGTCTATTACCGGCGTGTCGCCCATATTCTCCAACTTCGACTACTCGCTGGCCCTGTTGGGCCGACTCATAGCGACGGTCATTCGCGCCACCCCGGTCTACTCGGACAGCGAAATCAAGGAAATCATCGAGGAGGAACGCCTGCTCGATCCTGAGCTATTGGGCGAGTGCCGGGCTACCGTGGCGATGGCGA